CATGGCTGATTTGACTCTCGGCGGTTACGCACATGATGTTGTGCCTGTTCGCACTGAGTTTGAATTTATTGAAGCTGACAAACCATCAGGCTTGATTAGTTGCGAATACGAGATTCGATATCGCACAGACGTTGACGATTTAACCCAGTAAGCAGTTAGAGCTACGCTAAACCTAACCACCCTCTCCACTTACCATGTTGGATGAACACAGTGGTCATGGCGGGAGTTACCTCCTTGATCCTGAAACAGGCGTGCGTACTCTGATCGAGCGGACGCTTCCACCACAACCATCAAAGGAAAGTTCCGATGGCACTGCTACTACGCAAACGCCTGATCGTGATCGAGACGGAGTCGAGTTACGGGACGGATCCAACTCCGGACGGAGCCGACGCGGTACTCGTAAGGGATCTGAGCATCACGCCTCAGAGCAGTGATGTTGTTAGCCGCGACCTGATTCGACCCTTTCTTGGCGCTTCTCAGCAACTGCTGGCAAACACTCGCGTTGAATGTACTTTCAGTGTTGAACTTGCTGGCTCTGGGGCCGCAGGTACTGCACCTCAGTACGGCAAAGCACTGAAGGCATGTGGTCTTGCAGAGACTGTTGTCGCCAACACCTCGGTTACCTACGACCCGGTCAGCGCAAGCTTCTCATCAGTCACCATTCACTACAACATCGATGGCGTCCGTCACAAGATGACTGGCTGTCGTGGAAATGTGGCGTTGACTGCAAATGTTGGTGAGATTCCTACGTTGGACTTCACCTTCACCGGCATCTACAACGCCCCTGATGACACGGCTCTTCTGACTCCAACTTATGCGAATCAGGATGATCCGCTGCTCTTCAAGAACGGCAACACCAGCAGCTTCCAGCTGTTGTCTTATGCCGGTGCTCTGCAGAGCTTCTCCTTCGACCTGGGTAACACCACTACCTACCGAGAGTTGGTTGGTGGCTCAAAAGAAGTGTTGATCACTGATCGAGCAGCTTCTGGCTCTGTCTCTATTGAGGCAGTTGCTTTGGGAACCAAGGATTACTTTGCTGCTGCTGTTGATGATGACGCAGCCCTGGGCAACCTTCAGTTCACCCATGGCAGCGTTGCTGGCAACATCGTTCAATTCACCTCTAGCAAGGTGGATATCGGTGATGTTTCGTATGGCGATTCTGACGGCATTGCGATGCTTGAGATCCCTTACACCTGCGTGCCGGATGCAGCAGCTAATGCTGAGTTCGACTTGATCTACACTTGATCGCCCCTATTGGGTGGGGGTTCTCCTCACAGAAGGGAGCCTTTGCGGGCTCCCTTTTTTTGTGTATGCTGAGCCAGCTTATTTGATTTATCTGATGGCTTTTGTTCGTAAGAAGGTAAAAACCTTCAAGTGGCCTGTTGAAGTGCAAGAGCCCAGCGATAAGAAGCCAGGCAAGTTTGAAAAGTCGGAGTTTACGGCGATTTTCAAGCGAGTGAAAATGTCTGAGCTTGAAGGTGTTTCTGAGTCAGAGGGCGTTTCGCTGCTCAAGAAAGTCCTTGTTGGCTGGGAAGGCATCAAGGACGAGGACGGTGACGAGATTGAGTTCTCTGAAGCCGAGCTTGATGATTTCGCTGATGACGTGGATTGGCTGAAAGCAGTGCTGTCTGCCTACACCAACACCTACGGCGAGGCGCAGTCGGGAAACTAAAAGACGCTGCTGTCTATTGGGCTTCTGGCGGCAAGCGCGTTGAGGACAAAACCAAAGATGACGCTGCTGCCTTTGGCATCACATTGCCTGAGCCTAAAAAAAAGGAGTCAGACGACTTCGAGGTCTGGGACGACAACTGGGACATTGTGATGATGTTCCTTCGTATGCAGACCCAATGGACAGTCAGCATGGCGGGATACGTTGGTTTGAAGTATGAAGTGCTGCTGGTTTCCGGGGGCCTTTTTGACCTTTATGATGTGGAGAACCGTCGCGAAGTGCTAGAGGGTCTCCGAATCATGGAATCCGCTGCATTGACCGAATTCAGCAAGAAGGCAGATGGCTAAGACTGTTGGCGACCTTCTAATCAAGCTGGGCGTTGACGGGATTGAAGGCGTAACGCAGCTGAAGTCTGCTCTGACTGGCCTGTCTAAAGCTGCAGGACCTGCAGACGCTGGCTTAATAAAACTTGGAAAGGCTATCAAAGCCTTTAACAGAGATGGCAGCGCAAGTCGCGATGTAATTGCTGGCAAGCTTTCAGCACTTAAGTCTTTACGAAATCAGGCTGGACTTAACGGCGCAGCTTTTCGTGCTCTTACAAAAGATATTGTTGATTATCAGCAGAAACTTGCTGCTGCTGATAAGCAGATTGACGAAACGACAAGAAAAGTTTCCACGCTTGCTCAAGTCTCTTCACAGATTCCAGGAAGAAAGGCTGGGACTTTTGGAAGTCAAATTGCAGCTTTCAATGAAGAGCTGAAGGAACTCAGTGTCACAAGTGACAGGTATGCAACTGTTCTAAGGAACATTCAGGAAAGAACTCGTTCTTTCCAAAGAGCTCAAGCCAGGCAGGGCGTTATTGCGGCTGGTCGGACTGGGGCAGAAGGTCCGGCAGATCCAAGAACAGCCTTCCAGGTAACAACTGAACTTCCACGCACAACAGCAGCTTTGTCTTTGCGACTAACAGAGCTGAGGGAAGATTTTGCCAACATTGCGATTGGCTCAAAAGATTATGTGAATGCTCTCCGTGAGATTAATTCACTGGAATCACAGATTGGTGATCCATTTGGCACTGCCGCAAGAAAGCAGCAAATCCGTGGGCGTCTAGGACAGCAAGAACAGTTTGGAATGTTTGCACCAAGAGATCCGGTGCAAAGTGCAATTGCTAGAAGGGAAAGAAAGCGTTCTCGTCGATATGGCGGGTTTGCTGGTGGTGGCATGGCCGATCAGCCAGCAGAGGCCACTGGCCTTTTCAGAACAATTGCTTCCATTGGATCTACTGAGGCCAAAGCAGCGACCGAGATGATGGGTCGCTCGCTTTCGCAAGTTACAGCGGAGATCAACCGACAGGCTGCTGCATCTAACGGAAGTATCAACAGCTTGCAAGCGCAAAGGACTGCATTCGCACAGCTTCGAGCTGGCCTCGATCCCACAAGCCAAGACTTCCGCGAGCTTGGCGTACAGATTGAAAAAGTTGATCGTCGACTTGAAAAGTTGAACAAGCGTCGTCGGCGTCCAACCTTTGGTGGAGTTGCTCAAGGTTTAGGTGGTATTGCAGCAGGTGGTGTATTTGGTGGTCCTGAAGGCGCAATAGGTGCGGCTGTTGGTGGTGCTGTTGGTGGGGTCGCTGGTGTCGCAGCAGGTGCGGCAATTGGCGCACAGGCAAAAATGATGCGAGAGGCTCTTGGAGCCACATCTGAGTATGCTGCTCAACTGCAAAAGCTAGAAATCGCCCTTGAAGGTGTTGCAGGTCCTGAATATACGGACGCTTTGAAAGCAGCCAATCAAGTCACCAAAGATTTCAATGTACCCATCGCTGTATCGACCAAAGGTATTACAAGATTGTCGGCAGCAATAATTGGTGCTGGCGGCAATGTAGACGACGCGGAGGTTGTATTCAGAAACATCACATCTGCCATCAAGGCAACAGGCGGCGGAGCGCAAGATGTTGAGTCAGCGATAACAGCTATGGTGCAAACTTTCTCTAAGGGTAAAGTTAGCGCCGAAGAACTTTCTGGGCAGTTGGGTGAAAGATTGCCTGGCGCAGTTACTAAATTTGCAGAGGCAAATAATATGACACTGCCTGAGCTTCAGAAGTCATTAAAGGCTGGCACGGTTGGACTTGATCAGCTGATGAAATTTATCATTAGCCTGGGCCCAGAGTATGAAGAAACTGCGCGTGCGATTGCTGACAGCAGTGCAGATGCTGGCGCACGGGCTACGGTTGCTTTTGAGCAAGTGCGTCGAGAGGTTGGAGAAGCTTTGCAGCCAATTGGCGCTCAACTGCAGAAAGCGTTTGGCAAATTCATTATCGACATACTTCCTGCCATCAAGGCAGGCGCTGTGGCTGCGGCCAACGGATTGAATGTGCTTTTAGATGTCTCTTCATTCTTGATTGCAAATTTCAAAGAGCTTTTGATCGTCGCTGGCGCGGCTGGGGTTGCACTTGCCCTGCAGAACCTTATAGGGATTGCAACGGCTCTCGGCACCGCTCTTGGCAAGGCAACTGTGGCGATGAAGGGCTTTACAGCTGCATCGTTGCTTAATCCTTGGGTTGCTTTAGCTGCAGGGATCACTGCCGCAACAGTTGCTTTAGTGAAGCACAGCAAAAAGAACGCTGAGTTCAACAAGTCAGTGATAGCTGGAGAGACTACTAACGAAGAGGCTAATGACAGACTTCGCGAGATGAATGACAAGGTTCAAGAACTAGAAGATCGGCTTGGGAAGGAAACTAATAATCGAATGATTCGAGCCTTAACCAGGCAGCTTAAAGCTGCAAAGATTGCTGCAGGTGATTTAGAGCTGGCAATGAAGCTAGCCAGCAGCTATGAGGTTGCAGGTATTAAGTATGACCGCATGACAGGTAGAGCTATCAACGCTCAAATGTCTTACACCCCAACTGATTTTGCCGATCCTGAAGCAGATCCAACTACTAAAGGTGCCACCCCAATGGGTGACATCGAGCTTGCTCTGCGCCGTCAAATGCGTGGTGCAATGGCAACCGAGGACCTAAGGCTTCAGGCGCATCTGCAGCTT